CTTCCAGATATTTCGTGAAGTGGAAGAAGCAGTTTCTTTTGAGTATTTGGCATGATGCCCCCGGGTTTTGGCACCTTGATCGCGACGATCACCTCCTCTTTTCCCAACGGGGATATAACCTTTGTCGTGCCTCTTTGAGACCCGTCGACCGTGACGGTCTCTTCTTGGCGAGTCCTTTTTCCCGGGGGCAGCAAGTAGTGTGGTATCCTCGCCGCCACCCTCTGGTGCGGCCTCCTCTCCACCGGGCTCGGCTCCGAGGTCTCCTCCGAGGTCTCCTCCGGGTTCACCACCGAGTTCACCACCGAGTTCACCACCGAGTTCGCCGCCTTCGCCGCCTAGGTCTCCCCCTAGGGCTCCGCCGCCTTCTGCGGCGACTTCTTCTGCGACGGCATCAAGTTTCGCATTCATGTAGCGATCGTAATGCATCTCTCTCTGGTTGCGGATAAACTCCTCGTCGGAAATGTTGAAGAGGTGTTCTGAAACCCAGCGCTTGCTGAAGAAGCCATCGATGGCAGCATTGGCGACATCAAACTTGGTCTTCCAGTGCTCCAGTTCCTGCAACTCCGCAATCTTGGAGGGGTTGTTGAGGGACAGCTTGAATGAAATCAAGTCGTCTCCACGATATCCCAGTGTGTAAAGATGGATGATACCAACCTTTTCAAGTTCAGTGATGATGACGCGCTGAAGTCTCTGAATGGTTCTGGCGAACCGAATGTCCTTCTGGGCCAAGGTGGCCTTGTCCTCGTCGGCACCCTCTGCTCTTGACAGATAGGAGGCCGGGATCTTGAGTGCCGCGAACAACTTGTCACGAAGATACTTCACGTCGTCAATGTCACCGGTGTACGAACCCCCGGGGAGCGAAGTAATATCGGATGCTGACCCCTGACGGACTGGAATGAAGTAATCCTCGTCAATGCTTAGTGGGTTGTAGCGAAGGTCGACGCGGCCCGTGTCCGAATCAACAACTTGGTTACGCTTCATTTGCGTAACCACCTTCTGCATATACTGTTCAACTTCCTCGGGTGGAATGTTTCCAACATCGATCTTGAATACTCGGCGCTCTGGTGAGCGGACGATGCGGTATGCCATCATTGCGTCTTCGAGCAAAGTAAGCTGGCGCCAGATACGTCGTGCGGGCTCCAACACTGACGTGCCGTAGGGGGCGTACTTATCGTTACCTAGGATCCTGAAGTGTGCGATCTGCCAGTTCTCTAGAGTTAGGCCAGCGGAGTTCCACTGAAACTGGACATAGTTTGGGTTTGTCTCGTCCTCGCCCTCAAGTCGCTCAATGTCTCTTGTGGGAAGGCTGATGATATTCTTTACACCATCGTTCTCATCGATGTCAATGTATAGGAAGTAATCACCATACTTGCACATTGTTCGGCTCCAACCAAACATGTTGTGCTCGATGTTCATTACGTTGTGATATAGTGCGTCAAGAATTGTTTTGATTTCTTCGTTTGGGCAGTTGATCTTGATGAGCGGCTGGAGGTCTGTTGATGTTGTCATCTCGTCCGCATAGATGTCCAGTGCAGAAGCAATCTCCGGTGTGTACTCCATCTGATCAAAATCTGTATATCTGATCCCACGGCCGTGTGTTTGGTATGTGTCGTGGATCATGCTCGAAAGCATATTGTAGTTTGCTTTCTTGAACTGCTTTCCGCTGGCCGACGTGAAGTTGGACGCATACTTGTCCATGTTCTTGCGGCGCTGGTTTCTGATAGCCTGTGTGCGATAGTTGACTATCGGGCCAGAAAATAGACGTGTAAGTCTTTTGAATAATGCGTTTTGTGGGTTGTTTGGGTTTTTACTTTGATCGGCCATTAATTTTATCCTTTAAGTAACCAAATGAATTCTCTTTGCTGCCTTATTTTATCAGCATCCTCAATTGGTTTATAGCCTTTTTGGCCCGGAATTGAAGTATTGAACTCTCTTCCGCTTATGTGCATTGAGTCCAGCATCACCTTCGAATACTCAACGCCGCGTTTGTTCTCTTGCAGTGCCGTGTCTCTGATCCAGCAACCGATGGCCAAAGACATCACAAGATCATCGTTGTACATTCTCATCGCCTGTGGGCGGCCGTTCTGCCAAACAAAGGTTTCAAGCTCGTTGAACAAGCGAGTAGAATATATAGTAACTAGTTTATTTCTAATGAATTCTTCCATTTTCGCAACAATCAGCGGACGTGTCTTCGAAGTCGTGGAAAAACCGGCGACAGCATTGGATCTACCCTCGGCTACATATTGGTCGACATATTCGTGCGTGGACTTGATTGAGTGGTAGATGTTTGTGTATCCCAACTCCTTCAACTTTTCAAGCACAGCGAAACCAACGGAGTTGTTTTCCACAACGACCATACAGTCTCCAAACTCCTTCCCAGTGTTGAAAAGAAGGTTCGCAAACTGATCGGGGGTGACCTTTGACTGGTACTCTCCAATGATCTCCATTGTCTCCATTTTCAATATATGGAATACGGAACTGTCCTTGTCATCTCCTCGGGCAACATCTGCTACGAGAAAATAGGAACAGTTGGGGTCATACTTCTCCCAAAGCCACAAGTTTCTATCAAACCCAACACGATACACGGGCTCACGAAGACCCAATTTCAACTCTGCCATGTCCTCGGGATCAATGACCGTCTCACCTGACATATTGAAGTTGCATTCGAACTCCTGAGCGATTTGCCTTCTGGACATGTTCTTTGTCTCTTTGGCAAACCATTCCATGTCTCGGTCGGGATGAACATCCCAAGGGAGGGTTGTCATATAAAAGTCATTCTTTTGGGCCGCGGCGTCGACGCAGATCTGGTGGAACCAGTTACCAACACCATTCGGGGTTGAGAGAGCGATACAGCGACCACCAGTTGAAAGTGTTGGATACAGACCAGTCCACAGGTCTTCCAAGCCCTCGACGTGGGCAGCCTCATCAACAACGAGAAGTGATAGGGCCTCTGAACGACCAGCATCCGAACTGGTTGTGGATGCCTTGATCTGTGAGCCGTTGTCCAACTCAAAGGATGTTCTGTTGTCAATGTTGATCTTTGTCATCTGCATCCACTCGGGGAGGGATTTGATGATTGACTTCACCTTTTTAACAAGGTTTGCTGCCGTCTGAAACTTGGTTGCCATCACAAGGATGTTCTTTTCCTTGTGGAACATCATCATCCAAGCGACGTAAGCGCCCGTAATCGTTGAGATACCCAACTGTCGAGCCTTGAGAATGACGTTGAAACGATAGTTGTTGAAATCTTTTAGGAGTTCAGTCTGAAAGTCGTATGTCTTGAACGGAATGGTTCCGTGGATGGGGTGCGAGATTCTTGCGTAGTTGTTAATGAAATATACAGGATCCTTACCGCATTTGACAATTTCTTTGATTATTTCTTTTTTTGTCAACTGATAGGACATGTTTATTAATCATTTCGTCGTGTAACATTCTTGGGCTTGGGACCCTTGCCCAACTCCAAGAACTTCTTGATGCTGTTATCGAGTCTATCCTCGGAGGAGCCAGCAGCAACCTCCTCTGTCTCGTTGAGGCCACCAATGACGAAAGGCATCTGAGCCTGACACCAGGTTCTGTAGTTTGAAACGTTCTGGACGAGAATATCTGCCTCTCCATCCCTTGTCAAGGACAGGGATGAACCTGTGACGCTTTTGTACTCTTTCTTGAGAAACTTGACAACCTGCTCGATCATTCCTTCAACTTCGTTCTGGAACTGATCGTCTTTTACTTCCTTCATCTTTAGTTCGCTCTGGTAAGTTACGATGAGCTTGTCTCCGTGAAACTTGACACCGAAGCCGTCCATCACTCTGCTGTCGTTGATAAGATGACCTTCCTCTCTCTTGAGGCCGATCTCAACTCTATTTCCATCTTCGTCGAGGGCGCCGTCGTATCCATTTGCGCACGCCTGCTGAATTCCTCTTACAATTTCCAATGCTGTTGCCATTACTTTTCTCCCAGTTTATGATAAGAAGCCAAAAGGTCGACCCTTTCGCTCAAGTTGTTCCATCTCTCTTCTCGATCTTCAACAAACTGAAGATAACATTTGGAACAACAATCGTATTTGTTCATGTATACATCGTCTTTGATGTCGAACGAATACTCAAAACAAGCGGGACATGTCCTGTCGCTTTCTCTGTTAATTAGTTTTTTGGAAACTAAATAGCCATCTTTTTCAACTTTCTCGACGGCTTCGGCTCTCTTTATATTCCGTATTGAAATTTCTTTTAGTTCCTCAAGATACTTTTTCTCTTTTTCCTCGTCCCAAAAACGGCGTGGGTTGTGTGTTGCCTCTTCGCCATATTTCTGGCTTATGGCCTTTTCGAGCTTCGCTACATACTCTTGCTTGTCACTCACGAACTATCTCCGTCGAAAGAGCAAATATCCCTAAAGAAGTTAGAGTTCCAATGCCAAATCCAAGCGCAACCATAAACGGTGCCTTATCAGGTGGCTGACTCATCACCAGGTCTGTGAGGCGATCGATCTCTGCAGACTTTAGAATCATCATTGATTCGTGCTTATCCTTC